CTGCGTTCCAATCTGGTAACGCCCAGGCACAGTACGAAGCTCAACGTCAGATGCGTGAAGCCGAACTCAGGCTACAGAGAGGTATGCAGACGCAACAACTTGGTGCTGATGCTGCTCGCCAGCAGACACAGAACGAATTTGCTCGCAGACAGGCTCTTGCCGAGATGGGTCTACAGGCGCAGGGCATGGGCATGGACGATCAAGCACGGTTCAGAGAGCAGCAGATGCAGGCTGTTCAACAGTTGGCAGGCATTGGTGGCATGGAGCAAGCGGCCACGTTTGGTGCGGCTGGGCAGTTGGGTGCGATGGGCCAAGCCCAGCAGCAGGCGAGACAACAGCAGGCGATTGCGGATTACGATCAGTGGCTGCGTGGCCAAGAGGGTGGAGCGGAAGAGCTTGCGATGCTACAAGCGATGCAGCCTATGGCTCAGATGCAACAATGGCAGCGTAAGCCTTCGATGTTTGGCCAGATCGCTGGTGGACTACTGGGCGCGGCAGGTACGGTTGGCTCCTTTATGAATCCGGTAGGTTAATCATGCCACATGAACCTTGGCACAAATACAGCGACAAATATCCCGGGTCTTTTGATCCAACGAGCTTTACGGGTTCACAACCCTTGTTCGAGGGCTATACTCCACCCGGCCCGAACCCTATGCAGCGTAGACCCAACATGGCCTCGGTGCCTAGCGCACCAAGCTCTGGGCGATACCTAACTGGTACTGGTGATCCCGATCAGATTCTTGGTCGCGTAGGCTGGCCCGGAACCCAGCCGGAGGGGCTTCTGGGACATGGGGAAGCGGGTGGTTTTGCGAACCCTGACTGGACGCAATCAAGTCCTGCTTTTAATAAGTATAATGCTCCGAAGCCAGATGAATTTATTCCTGAAGGGCAGAACTGGACTCCTATACATCCTACCGATCCCGAGCGAGATCCTGCGAAGTATGACTGGGAAGAGATGACAATGTCGGACGGCACCACTCAGCTTGTCGAGCCACTACGGGAGAAGGAACCGGGGCGCGAGTTGAACTGGGACGCATTTACTGACCTTGGGCAGCAACTCGGACTCCCTGCACCAAGCATGAATCTCGGGTTCTCCCAACAAGCTATACAGAATAATCCTTCTCCCTATGAGTGGGATGAGTGGCAAAAACAACGTCAGGGGATGGGTATATACGGAGGGAGAAGAGGATAATGGCCTTCAAAGACCTGATGGGTGCGTATATCAACAGCCTAGCTCCCCGAGGCGGTGCGGGCCGTACCACGATCACCGGCATGGGCCGCGATAGCGGAGCCAAGTACCGTGCTATGATGGCTGGGATGCAGGAGCAGGCTCGTCAAAAGCAGCAGATGGAGAGACGACTCATGCCCAGCGCACCGATGCAACAAGCACCCACACAACCCGTACAGCAGGCACCTCCAGTAGTGGCCCCGGCTGCGGGTGCAGCGGCTCCTACTGCTGGTGGTGGGCCAACCAACTGGCAACGAGCGTTCCCTCGTATGCAGGGCATGGGTATCGGCATGATGCAGGGCGCACAGGTGTCTCCATACAACCGTGCACCTAACTGGGCCTCAAGTTTGGCTGGAGGCTTCCAAGGTGCAGAGCAGTATGGACAGGCAGCAGACGCTCGGGCACTTGAAGGAGCCCAAGAGGATCGCACTACCTCACTGAGAGCACAGATAGCACAGATACTCAGGTCTGAAACTGAACTGACCGTCGAGGATATTCAGGAGATGGTCGCGTTGGCAATGCAGGCCGAGGATGTCGGGCTCGCCCAGAATCTCATCAGGCTACTTCAGGATAGTCAGGACAGAGCATCTGGTGCAGGAACTACTGCACCCAAGACAATTACAAAAGAGGTATATGATCCAGACACCGGAAAGGTAGAGCATGTACTCTTTGATGAGTTGACTGGTAGGCGAGTCGGTGTGTTGGGAGAGGTGGAACCCGACACTCCTACAAGTACAAGTGGAGGCATTAAGGCACCAAAGCCGGGATTTGCTCCTGATGGCAGACCGGCAGACGTAAGAGAGAACGAAGGTGTTACGGAGCACTCGTTTGATGGCATTACTTGGCAACCGGGTGGCAGACTTTATGAGATACCTGAAGTAGAGGACGAAGGGTTCCAAGCACCTCCAGAACAGCGGGCTAAGGCGGAGACATTCTTGGGTATGGCCGAAGGAGGAGGTCACTTCGATACCGTGCATGATTACGATGGCGACTTCAGTTTCTGGGATGCCGTACAATCCAATGTGGCTAGGATGGGAAGTGGCGCGACTTCGCTCTTCGGTGTCTTACCGTTGGTGGCAAGCGGGATACAGGAACCGGATGACAGAACTATGGTGCGTTCAGCCGAGGTACTCGCGGAGGCGTGGTTGAGGCTGACCACTGGAGCAGCGTACACGGGTCTTGAAAAGACAGACGCACTGAAACTCTTCCTGAGAAGACCTGCGAAACAGTGGACTGCTACGGATGAAGAGAAGCTGAGAGCGAACGTCCGGGCTCTGCAAAAGGTCTTGAATATGATCGCTCGTGGCGAAGATCCGACACAGGTGGTGCAATCAGAATTGGCAGGATTCGGTGCAGGTACACCGTGGAACGCAGCGAGCTACCAATATGGCAACCTAGCGGCGAGTGAAGGGCAAGTACCGTTCTCTTCGTTTGAGCCTTCTCCCGTTCTTGAGGATATGAACGAGGAGGAGCAGGCCCTACTGCGTCAGGCGCTGGGAGGGGGGAGATAATGGACCCGAAAGAAGTCGCAAGGTTGATGGAAGAAGTCATGGAGTTGCAGCGCATGGTGGTGGAGCGTTCGCGCCGTGATGATCCCGAGATGCTCAATAATGCGATGGCCAAGCTCGATGATTATGTTCGGCTACGCACAGAGCGCCTACAGGAGCTTAACAAGCTGGATCGCACCTACAACTCTTTTGATGAGCTTTATCAGGGAAACCCCGGCGTAGCTAGGGCACTACCTGCGCCTGTGACCCCAGAGATGTACGAGCAATCCATAGGAGCAACCCCTGGATCTCCAGTGACACCTCAAGGTGAAACTTCGGGTCCCATCATAGGACCACAGGGGGGCATCAGACAGTGGATCATGCGAGAGGATGAGAAGGCCACGTTGGGTGATCTTGTTCGTAAGCCTCTGCGGATTCTTGTAGACCCAGATGCGCGGAGAGAGGCAGCTAACTTTATAAGTTCTATGGGACAGGGCTTTATACCATTCGGTGATGAGGCTGCAGGTGTAGTTGCTGCCGTGAATCCGTTCGATGACAAGGGGTTCTCAGAAGGAAGGCGGGAGAATCTAGCACGGCAGGCAACACATGAATATCTAGATCCCGAGTCTGCGTTTGAAGCTAAAACATTGGCAAGCGTACCACAGATGGCGCTTCCCAGCGGTGCGCTCAAGGGCGCTGCCAACGTAGTCCGGGGTGGAATCAATTTAGCTAGGGGCGGAAACACAGCCAACATACTTGGTGGTGCGGCTAGGATGCCACTCAGCAAATTCAAGAACCTCGCACAGATGGGACGAGGACCGATAGGCACTAGACGGGCAATGGAATCTACGGGCTTCATGGGACGATCTGCACAACCGTGGTTGTGGAGTCCGGGTGCGAAAACTGGCTTTACTATAGGTGCAGGCGCAGGTGCTTTCGATCAGCCAAATCCATTCTACGATGAACAGCCATCAAGCCGTGCCGAAGGAGCTTTCAACCAAACAGCGAAGACGCTCGGCTACGGTCTTGGTGGTGCTGCCGTGAGAGGACCTGTTGTGGGTGCAGGTAAGTGGGCCGTTCAAAACTTCCCCTATCTTGCCAAGCGGTTCGGCCTCCGCTACGGCAATCTCTAGCATCCGATGGCTAACGGATACGGGCCTCCTGATCCTTGGCGTCTAGGTGGGAATTGGGGTCCTACTAGGGTCCCATCACTGCTGTCCCCTTATCGTGGGTTTGTAGATGAGGAGGAGTGGGAGCGGCAGCAGCGGGAGAGAGAGCGCCAGCGACTTGAGAGAGAGATGCAGGTCACTGCCAATATCCGCTTTGATACACCACCACCTGCCCAGCCCTCTCTTTTACAAGATGCGCTAGAGGCACAGTCACAGAGACAGGACTCCACTCTCGGGGACTGGATGAACTACAGCAACGTAAGCGGGCTCAGGCCAGCGGATGCGTTGCCGAGGCATTGGCAGCAAGAACGGAGAGCGATAGACGATCCTTTCATCCCAACGAAGGACCCAATCCCCGCTAGGGAAAGCAGAGGGCGTCTAGACGATGTTATGTATGGCATTACATCAGCACCTGTAAGCAGGGCACATAAGTACGCAGGAAATGCGTTAAGGATGATAGGCTCACCTGAGCTTCTGGATTCTGAGAAGATTCGTCAGTTAGGGCGTCAGGCGACATATAGAAGCAGGGAGATACAGGAGTCGGTTCCTGAGACTAAGACAGCTAGGACGGCTCAAGGTATTGGGGAGTTCGGTACTACAGGACTGGAGTATATGGGTGGTGGTGGCGCTGCTCGTGGTCTGCTAACTGGAGCAGTGAAGCGTGGGGTTGGTGCCTACGCCAGTCGAGGGCTGGGTGACAAGGTTGCCAAGTCTTTGGCGCGGGTAGCAAGGCCGGTACTAAAGCCACAAACGCGAGTAGGGACAGTGTTAAGTGATATGGCACTTTACTCGCCTGCAGACATTGCCTACGCAGCCAGTGGTGATCCGGGTGTGGGTGGGTTGCTGGGTATGATGGGCGCAGAAGGACTTTCCGAATGGCTTGGCGAAAGCAAGGTCAGGACGGGACTAGCGGATGTATTGTTTGGTGGTGTCGCAGACGCCACGCTCCGTGGAATCGGTGCTGCCTATCGACGAGGCCAAGGTCCCACGCCATCGGCACCTTCATCCCTACTTACGTCTTCTGATGTTTTACCGAGGGAACCGGGTACCATTATAAAAGGAGTCTCGCCTCATCAGCCATTGAGTGGGCCAGAGGCCAGACGCTTGTTGACCGGCACAGAGCCTAGACCTTTGTTGACCCCCCCCCCAACGCCAGCGTTACTGGGTCCGGGTGATATACCCAAGGTCGTGAAGGATGCGGTTATCAGGCAGACGCCATCCCAGTGGGGTGTAGAGCGACCGCAGATGCAGAGTGCATTGGAGCCGTATCCAACTCAGTATTCAACCGATCCTGAGTCTATAGCGTCCCTTCTACATAGCCCTGTGCCCCCAGAACCTAGCTCCCTAGCAGGCAATTACACCTCACCCGTGCTGCGGGCTGTACAGGGCGGTCCAAAGTCCGCGACACTAGAAGGCTGGAAAGATTACCTGACGCGCCAAAAAGGTCTGAAGCGCGACGAAGTGGACATGGTACTTACCAATATACAGCAGAGGCAAATCGACGATGAAGACGTATGGACTGACGGCACTCCTAGGGTCGCAGCGTCACTCCGACGTTTTCCAACCACTGGTTATCCAATACCGCGAGAGAATGTAGAGGCTGCGATTAAGGATATGTATGGTGGCCTGAAGGTCGTGGAGGCTGATGCTTCTATGCTGGGTGGAGCGATTGGTGTTCATCTGTCACATGTGAAACCCCTAGAACGATATATGGATGAACTGCGGGAGGCCACCGAAGATCCCGAGCACTATAGGCATCCTAGACAACTGGCTGAAAAGCATGGTATAGCGACCGAACCTGATGGATCTTTCACCCCAGATGATCTTGAAGAGGCGGTGCGGCTAGAGGCAGAGCATTTGCGTCAAGCAGATCTGGATAGGGTGCGCAGGAACCTAAGAGAGTCGAGCGATACATACTCCATCTCCGTAGGTAACCAACGCAAGGGGTGGCTGGATGAGGGCGGGGAGCCATTTACACCTTACGCTTTCGAGATTACGTCAGATCTTCCGGGTATCGAGAATTACAAGGGGTCTCATTTTAAGAATCCCGGTGCCATTGCCCATGTCAGGTTCAGGAGAACTCCGCAGGGCGTTGGCAAACGGCGACCCGATGGACTCCATCCCAGTAGCATAGTCGTTGATGAGATGCAGTCGGATGCATACCAAAAACTTAGGCAGGCGGCTATACGCAATAACTATAACGCTAGGCTCAATGGGGAGGCAGCGCGTCGGTTCGCAGACGAGCCGCAGTGGGGTCCGGGTGATCTGAAGGAGGTAAAGAAGGACACTGCTCGTAGGTGGTTGGAGGAAGCAGGGCTCGGGAGGAATCCGCAGCTAACGGCAAGAAATAAGAACAAGCTGATGCAACATGTATGGAAAAATACGCCCCAAGAAGCTCGTCGGGCCGTGGAGGACTTTGAGGCGGTCAACATATTTGGGGTTCGAGCAGACCAGCTTCCGTTCCGCCAAACTGAGCAGTGGCTGCGTGTTGCGGTGAGCGAGACCCTGAAACGTGCAGCACAGAATGGTATCCGCGAAGTGGTGTTCCCTACAGGCGCCCAGATCAACCGAGTCTACTCGGAGGGGGCCAACCCCGGAGGCATGTACGACACCGTTCTTCAGACAGTAATTAAGCAGGTGTCCAAGGATCTCGGGGCGACCGTCAAGAGAATGGACCTAGACAAGACAGAGAACTATCTGCCACCCGACATGGCTGATCCGCCACAAGGTCTATTGCGTGGGAAACACGGTCCCGACATAGGTGCTGATCCTGATCCCAATACGGTGGTCGTGATCTCAGAAGATCTGGGAAGCCGTATGCGTGGTGAGCAGCCTCACAGACCCGTATCCACAAAGATGTACAGCGGAGGTGCAGGTCTCCTAGGTGCTACAATCGAAGACGATGACCCAGAGGAGTTCGGCTGGAGAGACTTGCTCTCCTATGGCCTGATGGGTGGTGGCGCTGCGAAGTATGCTATGGCAGCAGGCGCGATACCTGAGAGCCTCATCGCCGCTGGAAAAACTGCGATTAAGCGACCAGTAGGAAAAGGTAGCGTACCCACAATGAAGGCCATCGCTAGAGGATTTATTAAGGAAGGTGATGTCGTGCTTCACTCTGCGTCTGGTATTGATATGCCGGGTGCCGACGCTATAGCAGATGCGGTAGGAAAGAAAGGGATAGTTATAAACCACGATCCATATACTCCGAACGTGGAGAAGATGCAGGCGGAGTTGGTTAAGCGACCGTATGTCAGGGTGACCGATAACACCAAAGAGGCATACGCTCCCACTTATGACAAAATCATCTCCTCCTACGCTTGGAACGTCATAACCAAGGAAAAAGACCGCAATATGTATGGCAGGCAGTTGGCGGGCGCATTATCTGATGACGGCCAATTGATGATCTCCACAAGAAAAGATATCACGAAATCATCTGATACTCAGGTTGCTATGAGTATGAAGCAGTTCAGGCAAGAGCTTGAGAAAGCTGGGCTGCGTGTTGTGAAGGAGGTCCCAGGTACAGGTGCTCACACTGTGATAGCAGAGCGCATCGAGCCGGTCTATCCTACCCGAGACACCAACCTAGGCATCGAGTATGAGGCGACGGGTCCACCTAAGTGGAAGGTAGATCCGAAGAAGAAAAGTACCTTTCTGTCCAAGGTGTTAACCCCAGAAGCAGATCAGTTAGCATATCGGCGGGCGCAGATAATGGCAGACATGGAAGCCGAAAACTGGGAGCCGTTCTTTGATGTGGAAGAACGCTTTGATGTCGATCCGAGCAAGTACACTATAGAGGGTGATGTCCCGCGACCTCAAAGAAAGGATACGCTAGAGAAGTATATGAAAATGTATTATGAACCGTCTGCCCCCCGCGAGATACTCAAGGCTGGATTCGAGCAAGCTGAAAACGATCCACTAGGTTCAATGTGGTATGGCATGGGACAACTTGAGGCGGAATACATTAAAGAGTTGGGAGCGGTAGAAGGACGCAGGCGATTCGATGAAGACTTCGCAACCGCGATGGCTGCGACTACGGGTGGCGCAGATCCGACAGCGAACCTCTTATCTGCGGCCTACGGCAACTTCTTGAGAGAGAGGGGGATGCAGACTCCAGCGACATATGATATGCCGTATCCGATAGGAGGCAGGTATATCGGTGGAAATATAGAACAGCACCGTCGCGCACTTCCTCATGGACCCATGAGAGAAACTGGTGGCCTGCTTGCATCTCAGGCACCAAAGCGGTTCAACTTCAGGGCGAACTTCCTCGGTGATCTAAGCCGTGCTACAATTGACGAGCAGATGATGAAGGCATTTGATCCGATGGTACAAATGCTCTGGGATCACCTGCAGGACATCCCTCCCCGACAAAGATTAGAACAGATTGATGAGCTTCTAAGGCCGATGAAAGAGACTAAGCTACCTGAACTAAAAAGAGAATTGACGGCAGAGTTATTTGGTGGCAAGTGGCCCACAAGAAAGAACGTCCCAGAAAAGCCAGCGTATGGCATTATAGAAGACGTTGTGGCAGAGGTTGCTCGGGCACTTGACATGTCTCCTCGGGAGTTCCAAGGGATAACATGGGGCGGCTTGAAGGGCACCGAAGGCAAGCCGATGATCTCACATGTCAACGAAGCAATTGAACGCACCTCTAGGATAACTGGGCGTTCTCCTGCAGAAGTGATGCGGGCACTAATACGCAGAGAACCACTCTATGGAATGATAGGGCTACTGGGTACAGGCGTGGCCGCGAACGAGATGGAGCGCAACTGACTGAATGGATATAGGCGCGGCACAAGACGCATGGCTGGATGATCCTACTCTGTTTGTGGAGAAGATCCTCGGAGTCACGCCAGACCCGTGGCAGCAACAAGTCATGGAAGCCGTAGCCCGTGGCGACAGAGGGGTCAGCATCAGGTCAGGGCACGGTGTAGGTAAGACAGCCTGCCTGTCGTGGATGGCGCTATGGTGGATCACAGTACACTGGGACGCCAAGTGCGTGATCTCTGCCCCTACCTCGGCACAGCTTCACGATGCGTTCCTACCTGAGATGAAGGCGTGGCTCAAGGAGAGCCCGCCGGAGTTCCAAGCAATGTTTAACGTGAAACAGGATAGGATCGAACTGGAGGCTGCACCCGAGCGCCAGATCATAACCGCCAGAACCTCACGCGCAGAAACACCTGATGCACTGCAGGGCATACACGCTGGTCATGTGTTGCTGATCGTCGATGAAGCGAGTGGTGTACCCGAGCAGGTCTATGAGGCTGCTGCGGGTTCCATGTCCAGCGAACATGCAGTCATGGTGCTGTGCGGGAACCCCGTTCGGAACACCGGCTACTTCTATGATACGTTCGGCAAGCTGGCAGACAGGTGGACAAACTTCCATGTCTCGTGCATCGACTCGGATCGCGTCAGTGAGGAGTATGTTGAAGAGTGCAGGCTACGCTACGGCGAAGAGTCCAACACGTTCCGCATCCGTGTCCTCGGTGATTTTCCTCGGGGAGACGATGATACCGTTATCAGTGCAGAGTTGGTGGAGAGCGCGATCAACCGCGATGTGGAACCTACAAAATTCGGGCCGATAATATGGGGCCTAGATGTCGCCCGTTTCGGATCAGATTCGTCTGTGCTTTGTAAGCGTAAAGGCAACGCGATCACGGACTCGCTGCGTATGTGGCGCAACTTGGACATCATGCAGTTGTGTGGTGCAGTGATGGCCGAGTATGAGGCGGCAGATGAGAAGCCAACCGAGATCTGTGTAGACTCCATCGGTATCGGTGCCGGTGCCGTGGACAGGCTGCGTGAACTCGGGCTCCCAGCGTTCGGTATCAATGTGAGCGAGAGCCCAGCACTCGGGCAGCAGTATCTGAACCTGCGGGCAGAGCTATGGTACAAGGTCAGGGCTTGGCTGGAGGGTCGTGATGTGCGCCTGCCCCGAGACGAGAGACTACGGACTGAACTCACAACCGTGAGGTTTAATTATACCTCATCTGGCAGGGTCAAGATCGAGTCTAAGGGAGAACTAAAGAAGCGTGGTGTTGCGAGTCCGGATTGTGCCGACGCATTATGTTTGACGTTCTCCTCAGATGCCGGTGTGGGTAGCGGCCTCTCACAACGGCGAACAGGGAAGTTAAGAAGGGATCTAGCTGGAATAGTGTAGGGGGTTCGGCTGGTGGTCAGACATGCTACAGCCCAACTTAAATAACCACATCCTAATCGGTGCCCCTACTCTTCTGGTTCCTGTTCCGAGATAAAGCGGTAGCCCCACACCTTCCGCATAGTACCTGTAAGACTCATCCTTTTGATGCGTATAGGTTGTATCCTTCCACTAGCGGTCAGCTTTCTCAGCCTATTTCTGACTGCTGCATCTCCGAGGTTTAGCATCTCCGCCAACTCCCCAGTTGTGAAAGCGTCATCCGGGCTGTCTGCGGAGTCGAGTGCTTTCTGGAGTTCCTCTAAGATCTCATCTTGTGTCATCATCATAGTGTTAACGGCTTGGGTCTGTCTGGCGTGAACAGCACAGGCTTCACTTCAATCTCATGCTTGTTGACGCCCAAGAGAATTATCCCGATATCTGCCAGAGATTCTGCAGCGATCCTGTGTATCCACTCTGTCGCAAGCTGAAACGCTGGTGCGCTGATTACTCGGGTGATGCCACGGTGATCGAACCCTGTGTCCATGTACTTGTGGTTATGGGAGCGCACTGCGATGTCGGGAGGACGCCTTTCGTTAAAAATCTTGAGAGGATCATCGGAGTGTCGCATGGCGGTGTAGGTCTCCAGCATTTGTTCTGCCCATATATCGAAACCATAGAGCCGAGAGTAGGACCCACGAGTGTGTGCCCGCTGTCCCATCCTGCCGTGGTGGCTCAGGTCTAGGCGCACATCACCGATGTCCAGCCGTCTGCGATATGATGAGAACTTATCTGTCTCGGGGTCCTTGATGATCGGCCACGACATATCCCTGAGTGCGTGAGCTACAGCCTCTTCCGAGGAGCCTGATCTACCCGAGTGTGATGGTGTGCCACGCAGCACATGTATCGCTTTCGGTTTGAGAGCGAGCGGAACTCTCAGAGATTCCATAGCGCACCCGAGGTGTATCCCTGTCAGCGGGCTGGCGATCTGTGCAGTACGGTGATGGTCGCCATCAATCAGATCACCGTTCAGTATCAGACTGAGATGCTTGCCCCGAGCGTATGACTTGGCGATGGCCCACGACTGCTCCCAGCAATCCCAGAGCCAACGCTGTGCTGGGGATGGTTCATATAGACCACCATCATCTAGCTCCATGCCTTCGGGAGGACACAGCCCTACCGTAGACCCGCAGTGCAGGTCTCCGCATATCGCTATGACATGGGTCATTACTCGTTGGTGCCCCACAGTAGATATCCTCCTGCTAATCCAGCTACGGCCAGCCACCAGTCTGCCTTGAGTCTCAGACCGAGGCTGGGCTTCATCGACTGACGCAGTGCATTGACTTGCGCCCCTAGCATGAAGCTCTTGATCTCAAGCTCACCGATGTGTTCTCGGAGCCCGAGCACGAGTTCACTCGCAGCATCGGCACGGAGTGCCTCAGACATCGTATTCTTACGTTCTGCCTCTATAATAGAATAAAGCGAGACAATCTGGTTTTCATAACCTAATACAATACTGTCGAGTTCAACTGTTTGCATCGAGTCTAAGGATGCCCTGAGACGCTCAGAAATCGCTTCTGTGCGTTCTCGGTCTTCTGTTCGCTCTCTGTTGAGTCTAGCAACCTCGCGCTCGTTAGCGAGCCTCTGAGCATCTGCTACAGAGTCTGCTTCTGCTAGGTACACTTCTAGTGAGTCTGCGCGGGTCTGTACCGAGTCGATCACGGTCTGCTGGACCTCTACTCTCTCGGCTGTATCATCGGCTATCCCACGCCAGTATGCTCGCTCGGAGTTCTGCTGCACAACCACGACAAATAAACCTACGGCTATCACGAGCAGCCACGGGCTGGGATTGAACTTTACCACCGCGCTGGTGCCTGTCTTCCGAGCCATCCTCGGATATCCACATGGGTGAAGGAATCGTATCGCCCGATGCCCAGCTTATCAGCGAGCGGGTGAGCCTCAAGCATGTCAGCAACCTGTGATGGTGTGTATCCGACTTTCACTATGTCAGCGGCACCGAGCGTGGTATGCATACTCTGCGGTACTCCCCCACAGGCTTCATTGTAATACTCGTCACGATACCAACTATTGATGAGGACGGGTGCAGAAGAATTTTCTTCGCGGACATATTCGAGTATCTCGATTAAGCGCAGCGCATTATCGAGGAGTGGTGTCGGAGGTGCTTGAAGCAGGACTGGTTCGGGTGGTGGTGATTCTGAACTGGACACGTACCCACTCCAGTATACATACGTGCATCGACCAACATCAGCGATCTCGAATGGGCTAAAGTGGGTCTTGGGTACACTGGCTCCGAGCACCGCCTGACACATTGCACCCCATTCATCTCTCGTCATCATGGAACGCCGGATCATTGTCCAGTAAATCGGGTCTACGTGGCTGCTTGACCACTGCCGCCCCGATGGATTGCGTTAGAACCCCTATCTGCGGAAGTAGATACTGAGCGATTCGAGGTCCTGCGCTCCAAGCCAACAAACCCGTGAACACTGTCCCGAGTAGTGCATAGATCGCATTGCTCACATCACCCCACAGCACGGTATCGAACAGGATCAGGAACCCCGTGAATAGCAGACACCCAGCGAGCAGTACCCGAGCCGCTGAGAGTTTACCGCGCTCGTCCGACAGGATCTGCAGGATCAACCAGCTTCTTCCCGTTCGCGTTCCTCTGCGAGTGCTGCCTTGAGCACTTCGATATCAACCTTGTTCTGGTACTTCTCTTCCAGATCGAACTCACGCAGTGCCAGATCACCTTCGATCCTCATGCGCTCCCGACTGTCGAGTGCCCGCTGTTTCATCACCTCGGCCTCCAGCTTCGCCTTGGCGATATCAGCTTTCACCTGAATATCCATCTGCTGTAGCTGTAGCAGTTGCTCTTCTGGAGTCGGACCCTCGTCTTCAGGCGGTGGTGGTTGCCACCCTGGTGGTAGAGGCTTGAAGAACTGTTCAGTGTCAACGAACCCTGATAGCTCCAACATCTTGCCGAGTGTGTTCCTGATCTCTGGTAGTCCACAGATCGGGTTATCCATCCCGAGTTGCTGTACAGCCTCTGTCTGACGGGCAACGATATCCTGCAGCACCGCCAGCTTCTCATCTGACTGCCCGCTGCCGAGTCCTGCATTGATGCTCACATCCATAGACGAGTCCCACAGCCGTGGGTCTACAGGCACCCAGTTGTTGCGTAGGCGTACCATGCGTTCCCTGTCCTGATGCTGAACGATCAGACGCAGCAGTCCCTTGAACATGGGCTTGAAGCCGGTCTCTGCCAGCAGCCGAGCCTTGAGTTCTAGGTTCTGTTCAGCGCCACGCACAGTAGCGTTCACTGCAGCACGAGTAGTTGACTGTAGTACATCAGGGTCCAAGCCCTGTGAGGCAGCGGTCATGCCCGTGCGATCTTCTTTCATGCTGTCCAGATATTCTACCATAGGAAAGGCGTCACGCCCCAAGAAAGGTACGTCTAATTGCTGAACCATTCCGGGCTGTCGCATCCTGATGATCGAACCCACTTCTGGATTAAGCACATCGTCTATATCGACCATACCCTCGACCACACCAGTCCGAGGGTAGAGTGCGAACGAGAGAGAATCCAGCATACCCCGAAGCACCATAGACTTGATCTTCTGCAGGTCCTCGGTCAGTGATGCTGTATCGCCCCCGAAGAACACATGGGGCTCAGGGTCTGTCTGGAACACAGCGAACGGAATGTCGGAAGCTGGTTCATTGTTCACGACCTCCATTGCATCGCCTATAGTACAGATACGTCGAAGCTCGGCTATGCCGTCTCCATCATAATCGACCTTGCACCACGCCTCGATATAAAGCACACGCTTCTGTGTAACGTCATACGTCTCTGCGCTGGTATCCTCATGGCGAGCCCAATACTCGTCGTTGTCATTGAAGACAGTCTGATCCGTGAGGTGCTCGTCTAGTTCATCTTTATCGTACCCGAGCGCGACAAGGGAACTGACTGTGGCCAGCGTCCTGTGTCCGACCACCCGAGCGTTTTCTAGGCTGGTGGCCGCGCCGTCTATAAAGAACTCCTCTGGCGGCATGGTCTCAATCTTGACCTTGTTTCTTTTTCTCTCCCGTCGAAGCTCGACGTTGTATATCTGTGGGACTGGCATCCCCTGCGCTTCCATCTGAGCAGCCTGTTCTTGGCTGACCCCAGGAGCAGGCTGGGGCTCGACACTGATAGCCTCCACCCCCTCCTCTTGTAACAGCATGGCGAGTTGACCCTCATCCAGCCCATCGAATGTGTGAGTCTGCACATCAATCGAATCGTCATACCACCACTTAACGATACCACCCCGATTCATTAGTGCGTCTTTGAACACCGAGTAAAAGAGACCTACCACATTCGGCTGGTCTTCTTTTATCACATAGTTAACATAGTCCGTGGCCTGCTCTGCAGCCTCGACATCTTCAGCAGAGCGGGGTACGAACTCGCACACCTTCTCCGAGCCGAAGAAGACACGCATGAGGCTAGGCAGACATGCAGCGACAGAATCGCGGATGTCCCGAGACACGACCTGCGACCTGCCATCGACCTCGTTGCCGTAGGGCTCTCCTAGGTACTGGCGGGTAGCCTTAGCCCGAAGCGGGCTGATCTCGTCATCTATAAATTGTATCGCGTCTTGTATGTATTGCCGGACCTTAGACTGAAGGTCCTCCTCAGACATACCGACGCCCGCCTCGGTCTCGACTTGATCTATTTCACTGTACGCCAAAGTGATTCACCTGATATGGGGGCGTTGCTTGAAAATAGGGATGGCCCCCCGAGGGTCAACCCAAGTCTGCCATCTCCATTACTACCTCTGCCAATTGATACCACATAGAACTACCACGTTCGTAGCCCTCCGACGCAAGAAACTTCTCCAGATGATCGTCGGCTGTCATCCCCACAAACTCATGGTTTCCGTTCTTGAGTTTACGGTAGTAGCCCGGATACAACGTAGTGAGGTTCATACGCTTCAGCGTCCCCTCCCGAGTGTGTCGGTTCCGGGCCTTGGATACCTTATATGATTCAACCGCTCTTGCTAAGGCGAGTGCCAGCTTGTCATCCGTGCTCATCCAGAATCTCGTAGTCCGTTTCGGGCACCTCTTCTGGTGCTATTCTTCTACGTTCGCCACTTGCCTTGAGCGCGTCCATAAACTCTTCGCTAAATGTCATTGTGACCGACGCACCTGCCTCGTTACGACCGTATGCCGGTTTGTTATACCTCTCAGCGATCCACTGGTTCACGCTCGTCTTGAGTCTAGCAGACTGAACCTCATCTGGCTCATGGTTGTGTGCGATGTTGTATGACTCATCGACCAATAGGTCTGCTATGAGCCTCTTGGCACCCTGCCAGTTCTGCCACCTCTCATCGGTGTGGTGCAGCCATTGATACAAAAGACCAGGAGATATATCTACCCCCGTCTTCTGTTTTACACGCCAGAGCATCTTAGCCACCGTGCGCTCTTTGATGTACAACTCCATGACCGCCTCTTCTTCTACACCGTCTAGCGCCTTGTGGGCTCGTCTAGTGATCTTCTTACTTGCCATATCTACTTTTCCTTTTGGGCTTGTACTTGATCCAAGATGGCCAACCTTGGATGATCTGCTCTAGCTTGATCGACAGTTCCCGATCCCCGAGGCGTCTGCCTGTCTCGTGATATCTTAGCGGATCATTAGGTGGCAGTCCTCTGTTCTCTAATCTAATAATGAGGCTTTTGATGCTCTCCCGAATAGCGGCTGCATCATCATCCGATACGCATTTCTCTATCGGCATCAGATCAAACTCCATAAGTATCTTAACGGTGTCCTCTATGACTAGGGCCACATCGCCTCCTCGTCCGGCAGTGCCTCACGCATCGTCAGGGTACGGTAATTCCACTCGATAGGGATCTCCCGAGTTGGACCGTGACGATTCTTGTTGAGCAATATATGCGTCCTACTCGTCTGGTTGTCTCTAACGAATCGAGAATGATCCAAGCAGAGGACCTGATCCGCTGATGCCTCTAATATCATTCCCCCCCACAGCGATTGTGGCTTAGGGGAGGTGTCGTATGCAGAGGATGTGACCCGATTGTACTGGCTGAGTGCGAGCACGATGGCCTTCTTGTTCACAGCCCACGCCCGAAGCTCGGTGATAATCTCCTGCATCGCTTTCTGGATCGCTTCCTCTGTGCCGTGCTGAATAAGTTGCAAGTAATCCACGATTATAAATCTACAATTCTCCTCTTCGTAGGATCGCTTAACAAATTCCACGACATCACCCCACTTGGACAGCACCTCGTTCGGGACCCACAGCGCAGGCAGGTCTGCGATCTTGGTCCGAGCACCATCCCAAGACTCTTGAGCGAACCCCCCCCGCTCTATCTTTGAGATCGGTACACCACTGATGATGCTGTACGCTCTTGTGGCTAACTGATAGCTCGACATCTCCAGTGTGACATACGCCACAGGCCAGCCAGCCTTGAGTGCACTCGCACAGCAGTTGAGTGCGAAGTTCGATTTACCGTGCCCAGGATTTCCGGCTGCTATGATCGTCCATCCCAATGCCCACCCGACACCGCCTCCATCTGATAGGCATACGGAGTTGAGCATCCCGAGTGGTGTGGGTACTGCTTCGATCTCTCTGGTCTGACGTTCTGGGAACTTGTCCAGAAACTCCTCCGACATGAGGTCTCTCATATTTGCTCTCCGATATATTCATGTGAATATGAAAAGCACTCCCTAGGTTTCCACCGAGTCTTGTTTCTCCTGCCATCCTTACGAACCATCATGTTCTTGGATGTCCCTCTCCATAGTGATGAACGGTTACGGTACTCCCCCATACGAGGGTGTACGGTCTTACTGAAATATCTTTTCCCTTCTCCTAAATAAATCTCTCCTATCGCGTCCCCCAATCGCACCCCGATACCTAGCCCTTGGTAGTCTGGAAGCACCACAGTCCTGTGTTCCCTGAATGCTTTTTTGAGGGTGCCAGATGGGAATGACATCACTGATGTAAATCCAACAGCAACTGACTCCCAAATACAAAGCCAGTGTCTACCACTTTGATTGAGGTTTCCCGAGAGATAGTGATGGTCGCGGAAGACTGGCCACGCTTCTGGCCCACAAGGTAATACTTCCAGTCTAATCGTAGGTCGTTGAACCAACCCCCTTATGGATAGCTTGCTAGTCAGTGTGTCGAATACCCAATCAGGGTTGAGCCATTCCACTATGTCGTAGTGACACGATGCGAATACGATACCACCTAGATCGTTTGAGTCTACAAATCTTTTGATCGCATACGAGCATGACTTGGCAACACTCCGATCTACTACGCTAGTGAATTCATCGACAATACACCCACTCATCAATTTCCTAGCCAAGTTCGCTCTAAACTTTTCTCCGGTCGATAAAATGGAGTATGGCTTGAACCAACTAGGGATGCTGTTCAGTCCGACCGCTGCCAATCTGGTATGGGCCTCATCAGCGTCCTCAAAGTGGGAGACAATCGCCATGTTTTCTTCCCACTCAGGAAAAAATTCTTCCCCGAAGGTTTTCAGTAGCGTGGACTTGCCACTGCCCGATGGACCTACGATCAACCCGAGCCTGTAGCCGTCTGGCACCTCTCCCATGAGCGGCACTGCGAACTCAGAGGTGCCGTCGAAATTAAAGTCAAAAGTTCTGGAGATACTATCAGTTATATCGTCTTGAATTATTCCTTCCCGAATCAGCTTCTTGAGGTCGCTCATCCGTCACGCCTCCAGTCTCTGCCGACGTTGTGCTCCGATGTCGGCTTAGACTCCAATGCTTCCATAACCCACCTCTCTCGTCTTTCTGGGTTGCGAAGGAATGATTCTGGCAACAGCCAACTCTTCCTCTTTGAATGCCACTCGCTTGCCTTCACCTTCCGACAGACTGCCCTGAACAGGTCCAGAGGATTGTCCGAGTCTGCCAAGTGCTCCGACCACAGAGCCTTTAGAATCCTTCGGCGTGTATCGGTCAGCTTGTACTGCTTCCTGCCCTGTGGGTTTCCTAGCTCTTCGAT